TTTCATCCAGGTGGTTGATTTCATCGGTCCATGTTAGCATCACCAGAATCCAGAGGGTGCCAGAATCCTATTGCTCTTTTCGGACTTTTCTTTTTTATTCCTCTATGTAAAGGTAAGAACTGGTTTCATGAGTTATTCCAGTTAGCCAAGTCAATAGACTACCCTAACTATCAAGCCTACACAGGTAGTTCATACGATACACCTTATATTGATGTAGCAGAGATAGAGGATGCAAAGAAGACACTACCACCTAATGTATTTCAACAAGAGTACTTAGCCAAGTTTATTGACTCTGGCGGTGAGGTCTTCAGTAACCTAGACAAGAACATCTTCGCGCGCTACACACCAGCAACAGGAAAGATCTATTGTGGTATTGACTTAGGTAAACAAGAAGATTATACAGTAGCCACCTTTATGGACTCACAAGGTAAAGTGGTTGACATCTATAGAGCCAATAACAAAGAGTGGTCTACAATGACCAATGAGATACTACAACTAATTAGAAAGTACTCAGCCACTACAATGGTAGAGGTTAACTCTATCGGTGATGTTATCTATGAACAGATCAAGAACCAATGGCAAGATACACACCCATTTGTAACTACAAGTAAGTCTAAGAATGAAATGATCGAAGGACTTATACTTGACATGAATGAGAGTACAGTCCGTATCCCAAGTGCCGAGCTGTTTCCGTGGCTTCTAAGCGAACTTGAAGTATTTACGTATGATTACAATCCAAAGACAAGATCGATCAAGTATGGCCATCCTACAGGTCTCCATGATGACTGTGTGATCTCGCTGGCAATAGTAAACTATAATCGTAAACAAAACAAGACATTGGGTACTTACGCCGTCATGGGCAAGAGGTAATTCAATTGGACCATTAATTATATTTCTAAATGTAATGAGCATCAAGATTAATATTAACGACAAGAGTTACGAGATACCAGAGAGGTTAACCGTAGAGCAATACGCAAAGGCAATACAGTTTGACTGGAACGATCCGAAATATTATCCGATGATAATGAAGCAATTAACTGGTGCACCATTATCACAACTAACATACGCGCCTGAGAAAGCCAAAACACTTGGTATGGGTTTTATTATTAAATCTATGAATGAGAGAACTGAGTGTGATATGGTCGACCTACAGTCGTTAACGTTTGGAGAATGGGTAGACTTAGACGTTTACATTACAGGAGGCTTAGACCAGAACTTTGAGAAGATCGTGGCTATCCTCACACCAGGAGCTAAATGGGCTGACGAAGCTATGTGGGCCATTGATCAATACGCTCAGTTTAGAATCTACACATACAGACAGTACTCTGTGTTGTTTGGGTTAGATGAGACTGCAGAGCCTGATGAAGATGGTAGAGTAGATCGACTAGCAGTGGCTCGTGGATGGTATAAGATAATTGCTGGCTTAGCCAACATGAATGTGCTACAAATGGATGAGGTAACAGCACAACCTCTTAAAAAGATATTAAACTTCATGGCGTTACAGAAGGAGTATCAAATGGAAGAACGTGAGCGCCAACTAAAAGAACAAAGACAAAAACAAAGAGCTAGATTATGACATATATTGAACTAGTAGATAGAATAGAAAGAATCTGCGATAATCATCAGATGATTAGAGACTTTGGCTATGGTGCCTTATCAGATCTAAAGACTGTTAATAGAGAAGTAAATGAGACAGTCTCATGGGCAGATACGGCTTATGTTGAATCACTGACTAATTACCCTTACGTGTTCTTAAACCCAACGCAATCTACTAGGAGTAGTAACACCATTACTTATAGATTTAACATGATTGTGATGGATTTAGTTAATGATAGATATGTGCCTGGACCCACTGATACAGAACCAGCTGGACCAGCTTACAGACCTTATCTACAAATCCAATCAGATTGCCAACAGTACATTGATGACATTATGGCAGGTCTAAGATTCGGGCTCTATAATGATTCCGGCTTCAACACGCCGCAGAAATTTGACCCTGAGATGGATATACAAGTTTCATATAACCTAACACCATTTAAAGAGAGGTTTGCAGACACAGTAGCTGGTATGACAGCCACATTAGAGATAGAGGTTGCACAACCACTAAATAAATGTATTGCACCATATCCATTTAACGCATGACAGTAGACCAATTTGAAAGAGCACTAGAGGGCTTTGGCGAATCAATGTCAAACCTAGAACCTATCTTAACACAGATAGGTGGTCGTCTTGTGGACCAAATTAAACAAGACGCACCGAATAACACAGGAGCTCTACGCAACTCTATTAAGGCAGTGATAGCCGATGACACTCTGTCTATTCAGATGTTGTACTATGGTATCTTTCAGAACTATGGAGTAGATGGTATGCAGAATGCACCAGCGAGAGAGGTGCCAAGATACGGTGTGATACAACCAACAACTGGTTCACGCTTTGGCTTCTCAGGTAACTTCGAGATGATTGGCGGTGGCCTACCTTTCGGTGTAAGAAAATCAATATATAAGTTAGGTCTTAAGCCACAGCCTTTCTTTGATGTAGACGCCATCTCACAAGCAGTCGCAGATGGAGTGGCAGAGAATTTAACTATAGACTTTTAATTATGGCATTAACAGTAATACAAACACCAAATACAGTCTTTGACATGGCTTACGGAGCTAATCCTCTCACTCTGAGTGGTATTGATACTATAGCCAATGCAGACAAGTATGCACTAAGAATCTACATCGTAGGGCAAGCTGACCCTATCGCAGATATTAGACAGACACCTAATAGAATAGGTCGTGCAATCTTTGATATGCAAAACATCTTACAGTCTTATGTAGGACCACAGAACAATCAGGTAGATAGTCAATTCGTTGCAGGTATACCACAGAATGATAGAATCTCTTTAGCAGGTGCAACCCTAATAGAATATCAGATAGCCTACGCTACTGAATCAGGTGGTGTTGTCAGTGCATTTACTACATACCCTGAAATCTTTACAGTCATCGCAGGCTCTAAGCAATACTTCCAAATACCATTTGACACTAACCCTTATCAACCTAAGATTAGTGGTGATGACACTGCACTACCATGTTCAGTGATTGATAGAACTGCAAAGCCTCTAAGTGATAATGAGTTTACAATTGCAGATGAGTTACCAGCAAAGTCTGGTGGTATCTACAGTTCACCAGGAGGTATTGATGTACACAATGTCTATAGAGATGACGAGTGTACTAAGACATTCTACCAAAAGGTTGAGAGAAGCTCTACCGCAGCACCTAACACAGCAGTGCAAGGTATCGAAGCCTTCTATATCTTACAGTACAGTGCAACCTCATCGAGTGCAATACAGACTAACATTATCGTTAATGCACAGGCTAATGGTGGAGGACCTAACATAGCGCTAGGTCAAGGTACTCTAATTAGTGGTGACTTTCAGACTCTGACTATTGCAAGTGGACCTAAGAACCTAATGGTGCCGCTCAATGCTAACACTGCATACTACTACATTATACCAGCGGTTTGGGGTTGTCCAGAAGATCCACAATCACAGGTAGATGTAATGACAGCGGCAGCTTGGAAAGCTCAGAAGTATATCATCAATGAAGAAGAATGCCAAGATTATCCACATGTACAATTCGCGTGGCAAAATAGCTATGGCTACAGAGACTACTTTACATTTACTAAAAAGGTAAACCACAAGACAAGAACCAAGAACAACAACTTCTTAAAAGGCGCTGCCGATTTTAACTCAGCTAATTACTCAGTAGACTTACAAGACAGAGGCTACACTACATACAGCCAAAAGATAGAGAACATGTTCGAGGTACAGAGTGGCTATATGAAGGACCAAGAGGCTGAGTTACTCAAACACTTATATCAAAGTGGAGAAGTAAAGGTTAGATTCTCAACAGGACCTTACGCTAACCAATGGGTACCAGTAACTATTACTAATACCTCATACACTGAGAAGACATACAGAAAAGACAGACTATTCCAATATACAGTTAACTTTAAATTAGCTAGCAATATTAAATCAATGAGAGGATAACATGGTACAATTAAAAGTATACCCATTTGATGGAGCCACTAACGAAGATGCAATCTTCTTAGACCTTTATGAAACACAACCAATCAAACTTACACTAAGTATTGAGGACATCACATCAGCGGATGCTACATCGGTATTTAGTAGAACCTTTAAAGTACCTGCAACAGGTCACAACAATGAGTTCTTTGAGAATGCTTGGGAACTAGATGGTATAGACTTTGATATTACTATTAAGAAGCCTGCACAAATCTTAGTAGATGGTGCAGAGTTTAAGACAGGCCACGTGCGCTTACAGAAGATCTACAACAACGGAGACTTAGACAAGATAGATTATGAGTTACTGTTCTTAGGAGAGACGAGAGACTTCTCTAGTGCCATTGGTGAATTGACTATGTGTCAGTTACAGTTTACTGATTTCTCATGGGATGGCTTACCAGTTAATTATACTAACGCTGCAGCCTTTACCGCAGGTATAGGTGCGCAAGAAGTACAAGATAGTTGGGATGCATTTCCATCAGTATCAGGTGGTCAAACACCAACATCAGGTTATGCAGACGGTGACTT